AATGAAGAGCCTGCTATAAGAACACAGATGAGAATCATTAACGCTCATACAGGCATGACTAAAGATGAGATAGTAGACAACATGGAATTAGCAAAAGATAAATGGAAGGATATAAAAGATAATGTTAAACTTATGGATACTGTTGACTGGACTATTGATGACGTTAATAATCATTGCGAGCAACATAAGCCAGACATACTTATTATTGATCAGTTAGATAAGGTAAATGTTCTTGGTAATTTTTCACGCACAGATGAGAAGTTACGGGCTGTGTACACAGGTGCAAGAGAGATAGCAAAGAGGCATGACTGTTGTGTCATAGCTATATCACAAGCATCAGCAGACGCACATGGTAAGACAAGTATATCATTTGATATGATGGAGAACTCTAAGACAGGTAAAGCTGCAGAGGCAGACTTGATCATAGGTATAGGTAAGCATGGTAGTCTTGATTCACTTGACACTACACGAGTATTGTGTATAAGTAAGAATAAGATATCAGGTTATCATGGAGAGATCACTTGTAATATTGAACCACAACTATCGAGGTACAGAGTATGAAGAATATAATAGTAATATCATTAGGTGCAGGCGTTCAGTCTAGTACCATGGCACTAATGGCACACGAAGGCTTAATAGATCCTATGCCTACCTGTGCTATTTTTGCAGACACACAGAATGAACCTAAATATATATACGAATATCTTGAGTACCTAAAGGGTATATTAAAATTTCCTGTGTACACAGTAAGTAAAGGAGACATAAAAGCAGACATGCTAAAGCCTACTACTGGGGGTTATACCTTTCCCACTGCACCTTTCTTTACACTCAAAGGAAAAAAGAAAGGCATGGTTATGAGGCAGTGTACTAATACATATAAGATACAGCCAATAAGAAAGAAGATAAGAGATCTTCTTGGACTAAAAAGATATCAGCATGTAAAGAAAGATATGTTTGTTGAGCAATGGATAGGCATATCTAAAGATGAAATCATGAGAAAGAAACCTGCAAGAGATAAGTTTATAACTAATAGGTGGCCTTTACTTGAGGCTGACATGAACAGGCAGGACTGCATAGATTGGATGAAAGAGCGTGGGTATAGGATGCCTGAGAAAAGTGCATGTAATATGTGCCCCTTTCATGATGACAAATACTGGGCAAACCTTAAGCAAAATCATCCAGATGAATTTGCAGATGCTGTTGATACTGACATAAAGATAAGATCTTTAGGTAGAGATAAAGAAGCTAAAATGTTTATACATAAAAGCTGTAAGCCTCTGTCTGAAGTTGAGTTTGTTGCAGAAGAAGATCAGCCAGACCTATTCGATAATGTTTGTGAGGGTATGTGCGGAGTTTAATAGAAAGTATAATAGATGTTGGTAGTGGATTTTTATTGGCTACAATACTACAGTTATTTGTGCTGCCTATCTTTGGTTTATATCCAACCTTGACTGATAGTGCAGGAATTGCTATAGTGTTTACTTGTGTTTCTATATTCAGATCTTGGGCATGGAGATTAATTTTTAGGAGAATAAAATGATTACAGTATTTGATGTAGAGACAAGTTTTCAATTGATTAATAAAAAGGTAGACCCTCTTCCTTTTCATAAGGATAACTGCCTAGTTAGTGTGGGTATCAATGATGAGTATTATTTTTTTAATCACAACAACCATGACTTTGATGTGGCAAAAAATCATAAGGCAGTTCAGGCTATCTTAGATAAGACTACTCTACTGGTAGGGCATAATGTTAAGTTTGATTTAGTATGGATACTAGAGTCAGGCTTTAAGTATGAAGGTAGATTGTACGATACCATGATAGGTGAGTATGTTTTACTTAGAGGCTTGCGTAAGCCCTTGTCTTTAAAAGATATATGTAGACGTAGAAGTATAGCATTAAAGTCTGATGCGGTAGATGAATACATGAAGCAGAAGATTTCATTTGAGGACATACCTATAGACACTATAGAAACATATGGTAGACAGGATGTAGTATCTACCAGAGCTCTATTTAATTCTCAGATGGCAGACTTTAAAAAGTCTGACAACAGAGTGCTACTAAAATCTGTTAAGATGATGAACGAATTTCTACCTGTGCTTGCTACTATGGAGCGGAATGGTATTAACATTGATGTACCTGGACTTGATGATGTTGAGCAACAATTTAAAGAAGAGTTTGGAACTATTGCCCAGCGTATCAAGACTATTATTTGGGAGCAGATGGGTGACACACCTATCAATCCTGGCAGTGGTGAGCAGTTGTCTTGGCTTATCTATTCTAAAAAAGTAATTGATAAAAAGAAATGGGCAGAGATGTTTAACATAGGAATAGACAAGGCTACTAAGCGTAAAAAGAAACGACCCATATTTTCTAAATCAAAATTTAAAGATGCTGTAAACTTTAACACTGCACCAATAAAAAAAACTGTAGCCAACCAATGCCCTAGCTGCAGTGGTACAGGCACTAAACAAAAAGTAAAAGTAAACGGAGATCTATACAAAAATTTATCTAGATGTGACTCGTGTTCAGGTATAGGCTTAATATATTCTTATATAAATAAGATAGCAGGATTCAATCAAACTCCTGTCGGAGTATCTGAAGTTGCTGATGGTGGATTTAAAACTGATAGAGAAACTCTTAAGAAGATATCCATGCGAGCACACGGTGAGCTAAAAGAATTTGTAGATTTAATTATAAGATACAATGCAATTGATACTTACCTTAATACTTTTGTTAATGGTATACGAGATCATGTAAACGAAGACAGTATACTGCATCCTAAATTTATGCAGTGTGTTACTGCAACAGGCAGGCTGTCAAGTCGTGACCCTAACTTTCAGAATCAACCAAGGGGTAATACCTTTCCTATTCGTAAAGTAATTACATCTAGATTTAAAGATGGTAAGATTATGGAAATTGATTTTGCCCAATTAGAATTTAGGACTGCTGTATTCTTGGCCCAAGATAAGCAGGGCATGCAAGATGTTCTTGATGGAGTTGATGTGCATCAGTTTACTGCTGATACAATTGGGGTAAGCCGACAAGAAGCTAAAGCCCATACCTTTAAACCTTTATACGGTGGCATGTCTGGCACTGAAGATGAGAAGAGATATTACAAAGCGTTCTTAGAAAAGTATAAAGACATTGCAGTATGGCATGAAAGATTACAAAGCTCTGCCATTGAGATTAAAAAGATTCGCACACCTTCAGGTAGAGAGTATGCGTTTCCTTATGCTCAGCGTATGGCATGGGGAGGTTCTAGTTATTCTACACAGATAAAGAACTATCCTGTGCAGGGATTTGCTACAGCCGATGTAGTACCCATAGCCTGCATCAATGCCTACAATCTGATGCGTGATAAGAAAGTAAAGAGCTTACTTATAAACACAGTACATGATTCTATAGTTGCAGATATATATCCCGGTGAAGAGGATACTATGGCAGACCTATTAGAGTTAGCCACATTCAATGTTATACAATCTCTTAAGTCCTACTACGATCTTGACTTCAATGTACCACTTGACACTGAGACTAAGGTAGGATATAATTGGTTAGATATGAAGGAAATAAGTAACAAATTAGAAAGGGCAGTAGTATAATGTTATATTTTTTAGAATGGTTGTTTGATTTTGGTGTGTTTTTAGCCATATTTTTATTGGTAATAGTATGTGTTTTAGCTTGACTTTTTTTAACAAACAGTGTATAATAATTTTAACAACAAACAAGGAGGACAATAAATGTCTAACAATGAAGTAGCAAATATAGACGGACTATCACAAGATCAGATCATGTCTATGATTGGACAAGAGAAATCTTCTACTGGTAACTTCTTACCGAAGCTCGCCATAAATAGATTTCCAGAGAATGACGATGGTGCGGAAGTACCAGTAGGATCATACGGTGTGTATGTTCCTGAACTAGATAGCATGGCTTATGGAAAGCCTGTAACCTTTAGGCCATTCATGAATGCATACCAGTACATGAAGTATGATGCAGAAAAGAATGAGTACAGTAACAGAAGTATTATCTTTAAGTCTTGGAAAGATGAGGCTATAGATATACAAGGTGGTACTAGATGTGGCAAGGTTCCAGCAAAAGAACTTGCTAATGTTTCTGAAGAAGAAAGAGCTAGGCAGAAAGCCATTAAGTGTTATCGTTTGGTTTATGGTTTAGTTTCTTTTACTGGAGTACTACCAGGTGGAGAGGCAGCAGAGGTAAAAGAGTTGCCTGTGTTATGGAAAGTAACAGGCAGTAACTTTAAACCTGTAGGTGAGGCTATTGAAAGCCTTAGACGTAGAGGCAAGGTTATGTTTAATCATACACTTGAGCTTAAAACTATGAAAAAGAAAGCAGGCAGTAATGTATTCTATGTATCAAATATATCTGTTAATCCAGAGGAAGTTTCGTTCGGTGAAAAAGAAAAAGAAACTCTCTTATCTTTTCAAGATGTTATCAACACTGAGAACGAAGA